CATCGCATGTTCCGCAGACGCACAGCGGTGCGGTTGAAGAGTGGGAAGTTGAGTCGGTCGATGCCGCTCATAGGTCCGCTGATGTAAATGCGCTTCACTGGGCTTGCTCCTTTTCTTCCTTCGTAGCGGTGTGGGCGAGAGCGCGGCGCTGCGCCCATACGACGAGCTCCATCAGGTTCTCAGGCCGCCCGCTAATATTGAGAGCGGCGGCTTTAGTGCCGACTTCCTGAGTGGTCAGGTCGGGGTATTCGGGGCTCATGCAACCTCCAAAAGAAAATCTGTCTGAACGGGAGCGATTGCGCGATCCCACAAAATGGGCGACTGATGGGCCTCGATCCGGTCACGCATCACCTGCGCTCGAGATTCCTTCGTCGGCGGCGTGTACGGGCCCTTCCACTTCGAATCGATGCCGATGTTCTGGCCAATGTTCGTGCTGTCGGCGCTGGCAAACGGGAAGCGCGTGAACACGTCCGGGTTCAGCATGCGCAGGCCGTGGATCTTGCAGACCGGGCGGCCATCTCTGTCGCACAGCACGTCCATTACTTCAGCCATGCGCGCGTACCAGGCCGGAGTGCCGACCGTTGCATATTCGCCGGAACTGCCCAGGCAAATTCGCGGCCATTCAAAGGCGAGGCGCTCGAGGCGTTCAAGGCTTTCGTGTAGATGCCAGACCGGCGCGCCGACCCACGGAGCCCGCGTGCGCCACGGCCACTCCTCGAGCAAAGCATCGTTGGCCGCTTCGTCACCGTCGATCACGTCAGGAATGCAGGCGAAATCGAAAGAGGGGTAGCGATGCAACTCGGCGACCCACGCGTAGTAGGTCGACCAATCGGTCACGGGCTTCCCACTCATCCACGCAGAGAAAGCGCCGTTATCTACAGCAAAAGTCTGGGCAACATCAAGTGCCAGAGACAATTGATCCGGATGACGGAATGAGACAAAAGCATGACCGCCAGAAATGGCGCGCACAGCCGCAGTAGCCGGAGTGATGGGGAGTCCGTGATAGTGGATCATTTAGAGCGTTTCCAGCCAGTCGATTGCCTCCTTGATCGTGCCGAACACCTTTGTGCTGTGATAGCGCAGCCATGGGCTAACCGGCTCCGGCGCGATCACTGCAATCGTCTTGCCGAGTTGCCACGCGAAGAACACCTCCATGCTGGTGCCGACGCTGGGCTTTGGGCAGTTGGCAATTACGACGTCGCATTCCTGCGCGTCGATCTTGTCGAGTTCAACGATTTCATTGACGGACTCCGCCTCGCGTCCGCGGTAATCGCGGCGCATCGGGTCAAGGCTGTCGGGCAACCGGCTTTTAGCGTACGAACGCCAGTCGTTACATTCAGCATCAGTACAACCATTAATCGGGCCGCAAAGATATACGAGCATGGCTTCTCCTTAGTGTTGACGTGAAACTGCTTTGATTGCGTGGATGGCTTCGACGCCTTTCTCGTAGACCACAGGTCCGATCTGAACGCGAGTCGTCAGCCTGCCGAAATTCGGGTCTTCGAATCCTCGGCGCGTTTCAATGTCCACACCATGGTGATGCGCCTTGATTATCTGGCGACCATCGAACCGCTGGTGCAACTCGTCCGCGATGGCTTCGTGGTAAGCGTGTTTTTGGAGCGCGCATGCCGTCACGATGTGTTCGACCTGAATCACTGAATCCGTTTCGATCTCGAGTGAATAGATGATCGGTTTGCCGTTATTCGGACAATGGCTCACGAACTGATGCCTATAGATATTCATTCCACCCCCTTGTTCTATCTCGCGATCGCTCATGCGGCACACTCCAGCTCGTCTGCGTATTCGTCATGTTTCGAGTCGGTCAGGTGTATGTACACGCGACCCGGCTCGCCCTTTGGCGCTTCGACAAGTCCTAGAGCGGCGGCGAATGGGTTAAACGCACCGCGCGCCACGCGGCTTTTACGGTGCCGCAAACGCGCCTTGCGTAACTCATCCTCACGGCTTTGCACCGGCAACTTCGGAGCATCCGGCTCCGTCCCGATAGTCCATTGCGGAACGCGGTTCACGCCGTGCTTTTCCCATCCGGAGATATAGATGCACTTGTCATCGCCTCGATGATTGTCGTAAAGCACCTGCATGGCCTGTCGATACGAACACTTGAGCTTGCGCGCGATCTCGTGAGCCGTCATACCGGGCGCGGTCTCCAGCAGGGAATGAGCGGCGCCCCAGACCCATGAAACGGTCTCGCGCTTCTTCGGCCCATCCTGCTCGACCAGCTTGCGCATCTTGTGTTCGATGCCGTATTGCGTACGGCCCGGGAAGAGGTGCAGTTGTGTTTTCAGCGGCTTTCCGCTGTCGCGAACAGCTTTCGCCATTTGCAGTTCTTGCTTGGTCCATGACGCGCCCATTACGCCGCCCTCAGTTCAAATCGTTTAGTCTCTGCGCCGCGCTTGATCCGCACCACTGCGCCCGCATTCTTCCGCCGCACCGTCTCACCCGCCGCCCGCGTGTATTGACGCTTCGTCACCGTGTCGACAAGCTGCTCGAACAGGGTGATTCCGGCGTTCAGTGCCTGCAACTCATCGCCCGCGAATACCAGGCGCTGCGTGCGGTGATAGCGCTCCGCGACCGCAATCATTGCGTTCTGGCCGGCGTAGATCACTTCGAGACCAATCTCGTTGTTGCCGGCGTCCTCGGACAGCACCAGAGCGATGTTCAGGGCGTTGACCAGGATGCTCCAGGATTCCTTGTCGCAAGATCCATGTGCGAGCCCCGCAGCCGATGCGTGGACGGTCGTCAGGATCGTCAGGCGAAGCGATGCATCAAGAGGCTCGTCGCCATTCATCAGGAACATCACGGCGTCGGTTTGGACCTGTTTGGGCCGGTACGGCTTACGGGTTTTCCTATTCGCGGCCATTACTTCACCTCCGTAATCGTGTAGCCCTTAACGGCCATCAAGTGGCGTTTGATGCGGTAGCCTTCGGTGATACGGCCTTTCACGTCCTCGATGACCATCTGGCGAGAGATTCTGTCGACATACGTGAAGTCCGCGACGTACTTCAATGCGGGGCGCTTTCGACCCTCGATCACCACGGATGGCGCGAGCACGAACGGCACTTGCCGATTCAGGTCGATAATTCCACCAGCACGAACCCAAAGTTGCAATTGCGACCAGCGAGCAGCCTCGCGCTTGCTATCGAACTTGAGCCCATCCACAACCGTCTTGACGTTGCGGTACTTGCTCACCTTCTTCGCTTTCATGGCGGCGACGGTCATACTTTCACCCCGTAAGCACTCCTACCCGCCATGTTTGCTATCTGTTCCATTCCCCACCCCCATTACTTCCGTTCAGTCCAAAGCGCCTGAAGCGCTTCCTTTATCTGCGATGCATCCTCGGCGCTAAACATCTCGAGATTCGCGAGGTAGGCGCGGCGTTCTTGCAATGACCAGCCGGCGATTTCCTCGACGACCTCGGCCACCTCACCCGGTGTCATGCTTGCCTCGCAGCGTTCTGCATTGCCTGAAGCGTTTCCATGGCCCGGAAAATCTGCGGCGTCGAATGGGGCGGCATCGTCCACACGGCATGCGGCAGCAAGGCGGAATCGCACACCAGCACCGCTTCTCCACGTTCTGCCATCCGGCGCAGTGCCTGGACGGTGGTGTCGTTGCTCGATCCAAGCGCTTCCGCGATCTGCCATACGGTCGCGCCGTGCGGCTGGTCCGCGAAGAACTCGATGATCCGGGGCTTCAGCTGGCGACTCATGCTGCCTTCCTCGATCCGCGGAAGCTGTCCCAATCGAATGCCACCCAAATCCCGCCTTCGCGCAGCCGGTCGAAACTACGTTCGCCCAGAAATTCCTTCATGCCGGCCTTGCCAAGGTTCGTCAGCAGGAACGTCGGCATCAAATCGCGGTATCGGCGATTGAGCACGTCGAACAGGATCACTTGCTCGCCATCGGTGCCGTACTGGACTCCGATCTCGTCGATCACCAGAAGCCCGACAGAGGTCAGGTCATTCAGCACGGCAACCTCGGACATTTCCGAATCGCGGCGCCACGTATCACGCACCATGCGGATCAAGTCCAAGGCGTTGATGTAAA